CGATGTATTTTCAAATACTAGCTTGCCGTGATTTTCATCTTGCGGAAGTTCTATTATGTATGCACAAGAAAATGCTCTATTTGGAAATGCATGGTCGTGTATTTCTTGGTAGCCGCCTTCTTCGTAGACATTTAACCACACTTCATTACTGCCAATCTTGTACGGAGACGATGGGTGCAGTGATTCTAAGTACTCTTCTATGTTTGGCTTAATAGCATTGTAAAAGATTTCCCACGGTAAGTTGTTATTACCCGGATGCTGGCACGTAGATTTACACTTGGAATAAATCCAAGGTTGTATAAAATTAGAATCGTCTTCTATAATTGGTAGAAACGTGTTAAGTATTTTATCTTGATCCTTAACTTGCCCAACGTAGAAGTGTGTTGCCCAGTGACTTTGTTTGCTCATCTTTTATATATCACTTAAAAAACGAACCCAAAAAAAAATCGCCCCGAAGAGCGATTTAGAATAAACGAAATTAATCGTTCATGTAATTTTCATCATAATCTGGATAGTTCAGATCCAGTGTAGGACTCCAAGGCACTTCGACTACTTCAGCTCCGCCGCCCCAATTGACAGCTGCCTTGTCGGCAATTTCACGTGTCTTGTACTTGATGATTTCTGTATATCCGTCACCATCTGGATCGTGGCTTTTCCACTCTTTAACTTTAGGGTGTAGTGCAGACGGTCTTTTTAATGCAAATGGCATGTTTATCTCCTAATTACTCTTATTCTAAATTGGCCGCAAAATCGGCTAGCGAATCAAAGATATACGTTTTTTCTTTAATATCCTTGTAAGCATACTTATTTAGTTCTTTTTCTGTGTCAGTACCGCGCCCTGTGCGTACTAGCACTGGTCTAGCACCTATTTTAAGTGCCGCTTTTAAGTCTGCTATAGTATGCCCGACATAAAACCCCTGATTAAACTTGATAGCTTTGTTATATTCTTCTGCCCTCTTGAACATTCCTACGTTTGGTTTAACAAACGGGTCTTGTTTAGTAGTTCCGCTGGAATAATAAATCCCGTCAATACTTGGACATCCTGCTTTACCCAGTAAATCCAGCATGTACGTATGTATGTTTTCAACATCTTGCACTGTCATATGTCCTCGACCTATGCCAGGCTGTGCTGTTATGATAACAATTTGATAACCCTTGTTACGTAAATCCGCAACTGCTTCAATGCTTCCTGGAATAGGATTAAAATTCTCAGGGCGTGTCACACACGGACTAGCTTCATAGTTTATTACACCGTCGCGGGCTAGCCCAACAATGCATTTTGTAGCAATTACTGGATTAGTAGGAATTCTAAATTTATCTAAATTAGTAGTCAAGGGCTTAAATTCCTTAGATACGGAATGTAATGCTCCGATATCAAACTATGTACATATTTGTTATAGTGTTCAGAATCTACTTTTTCTTTTTCTAAATCTTTATCGCTAAAATTCTTAAGATACGAGATAGCATCTATATCTGTTACCGTTGTCGACTGTAGTTGAGCGTAAAAAGAAGTAACTTCTTTAGGGATAAAACATCTATCATTAATGTTCCAAAGATACATTTTTGCGTTGTTGCGTGTACACAGTGTATCTAACATGAAGACGTCTTTAAGATAATCTTGTTGCTCTAACGGTGTCTGACAATAATGCCACATCTGTATGTACATATATGATGACTGATTTAGGCTTGGCTGATTATTTGGGTTTGTTGTTGGTATATACTGATTACGAGTAAAATCTTCGTACTTGGCTTTTGCGTAAGCCATTAAGTATTTGTTTTGTTGAACCATACCAATACTATATCGTTCGATTAATTCGTCATATCTGTCTTTAGAATAGAAAAAGTCTAAAGGAAATATTTTTGTTTCGTCTAAATCTGGATTGATTACTAGTGGAAATCTTCCCCAGTATGTAGACTGTACAAAAACTTCGTCGATGTCATCATACTTATGGAACGCATCGGCAACAAAGTTTACATATTCTCTATTACCACAACCACTACTTGCGTAGATTACGACTTTTTGATTATTCTGCTTTGCGTATTCTTCCGCATAATTGTTGTCTTGCCATGTATGGAATGGGCCTCGGTCCCAATGTTCTTCTGGGTCTATATAACCCATCGTATGACTACAACCTACAAATAACTTTCTTCCCATATTAATCTTCCGTATTAAAAAAGAATACCTGCGTTAATCTGCCTGTTTCTTTACTATTGCCAAATCCCGGCAAAATGCTTTTATGCAATAAAGTACCTTTGTATATAACTAGTCTATTATACACGTTACCAATGCCTGTTACAAGCTCGTACGAATGACCAGTATCTGCGTATATACCAGTGCCCGCTTCGTATGGAGCATCGGGTGTTAGATACAATACTGCGGCCCATGCGGTTTCATCCATGTGAACCCATGTCTCAACATTTTCTATACAAACTTGAAACCTAAAACTATCCTGTTTGAATTCTTTAATTTTACAATTTAGAATTTTTTCAATCTTTTCTTGTACATACGCCTCGTAATCACGCTCTGCCCTGTCGCTTCTAAAGCCTGGATAAGGACCAGTTGCTTCAAAGGGTAACTCAAGTGCAGACTTGCGTACTAGATCAGGCTTGTCTAGAAAGTTGTCTACGATTATTGTAGTGATTTCCATTATAAAAAAAACATTTGAATAAGTCTGGGTGTTTCATTTGTAAAGCTGTTAGCAGGAATGTACGGACTATGCAATATATTTTGTTTATACATTACTAGTCTATTAAATTTCATCTCTGCTAGATATACCTTTTCCCAATGTTCGTCCGTTTCCTGTACATAAAAATCATATGCTAGTAGATCAGGATCAACGCTGTTTAATAAATCTACAGTTTGTTTGCCTTTGAATCTATAAAAAGCAGTACCGCCTGCACAGTCCTCAGGAGAATTCAAATATATCCCAATAGCATAACGTCCGTCTGACATGTTATCAAGGTGTGGTACTCGCGGAGTACTTCGTGCTTCTTCGCTTTCCTGAACATTGACTAAAAATGTAGCATGATTCAAACAATTTTGTATTAAGTCAAGATCCATTATGTGTGCATCTTCATCAAATACCTTCTCTATAATTTGCGGAATGATGTCTCCAAAATGGCCAAAGTAGTATGTTGCTTCTACACGAGATCCTGGCAAGGCATGCATTAGTGTTGGCGACCTAGTACTAGGAATAGACATAGCAAGCTCCTGTATTTTTTCCGGATGCTTGTAAAAATTGTCAATTATAACAACTTTTTCGTTGCCGACTTTTTCTACCTTAACTCTTAACTCTTCGTTAAAACTAAAAAAGTCTATTTCGTCTTGTAATTTATTAAACTTGGTCATTTCTATGTGCATTAGCTCGAGTAATATAATCTTGATGCGGGATAGCCCGTGTGTGGCGTGTTTCTTCAAACCCTCGCCATTTAAGCATTGTGTCTAGTGCTTGTGTCTTTGTTAATCCGTCGTTTGCTATACCCATTGGTTTACCTAATTGGGCAAGCCAGCACACCCAGTTGCTGGCGCAGAACATGTAGCCGAATCCAGAAATAGGTTGTATTGTGTCAGAACGTGCCATTTGCTCTTCAAGGTGTGCTTGTCTATCAGACTTAATCCATGTTTCTTTGACCCACTTCCAAAACGGTTCATCCCGTTCGACATTTTCATAATGCATACTTACGAAATCAATTGCATCTTCAAAGTAACCTTTCATGATTAAGTTGTATGCTTGTCTATGTGTTTCAGTATATCCTCTAGGTTCGATTGCAAATGCCAACTGTTCGATACCTGCGATAATTAATGCAATGCCTGTACTCTCTAAAGGCTCAATGAAACCTGCACTTAGGCCAATAGAACAAACGTTTTCATGCCATATATTTTCATTGTAGAATGGAGTCCAGTCGATAACTTTAAGATTTTCTTTCTTAACTCTGCCATTCCAATAGTTAACAAAGAAGTCTTTGGCATCTTCAGGGTCTAACATTTTGCGACTAAAGACAAGTCCTGAACCAATGCGTGATTGCACAGGGATATTCCATACCCACCCATGCTCGACTTGTTCGCTAATAACATATGGGTGCAATTCCTTATCAATATCCTCATAAGGTACATGTCCTGCAATAGCAGTATCGCAGAAAAGTCTACCTTCAAGGTCAACACGTTGCGGTTTATGTTGTAGGATTGCCTTAAATCCAGTACAGTCTATATATAAATCTGCTGAGATTTCATCACCGTTTTTAAGTATTAGTTTAGTAATGTTATGTGTATCAGAGTCTTTAATAACGTCAACTACATCTGATTTAATACTGAATACTTGCATTCGATGTTCCAACTTTTTCTGGATAAACTTTACTAATTTGCCAGCGTCAATATGAAAAGCATATCCATCTAATGCAGTAGTGTCAACTTTATCGTGATCCAATGAAACATCATAGTAAGATGTCGCATACTTTCTAAAATCATATTCTTGATTCTTTGACCAAATATTATGAAGTGTAGTGCGTTGTTCTGGAAATTCAGCAAACATAAATGGATGCCAAACTGATTCTTTATTTTTACCCCAGCCTGGGAATAAGATACCTGATTTAGCAGTAGCATCAATTTCTGAAAACCATTCGTAAAAATCAAATCCTGCATTACCCATAACTTTGTCGAAACTTAAAAGAGTTCCTTCGCCAACTCCAACAGGAGTGCCAACTTCTTTGTCGATAATAGTAATTTTTAAGTGAGGAATCTTATGTGACAAATAAGCTGCCGCAAGCCATGCACTTGTTCCGCCGCCAACGATAGCAACGTGATCTATTCTATTAATTTTTTCCATATTATTCTCTTATTCTAAAAAATGTTTTTCAAAGTCAGTTGTTAAATCAATGAATTTGCCTAAAGTAAAAAAGTCAATAATTTTTTCTGTCAACATATTATGATTGTTGTTTGATAAATGATTATGCCTAGGATCCTTGCCATCGTTAGCTTCATAGAAAGATGGAATAGTATCAATACTTACGAATTCTTCGTCGCATATTTGTATTAGAGTACCAGTAATGCCAGATGTATTATGAAAGCCTGGTAATATCAACACCTTAGCATGTGATACCATTTGACTTATACGTTCTAGTGCTAGACTAAACTGTACATATCTTAGTTCATCGATAGTATCATGTTGTAAATGTGTTACATATTCTTGTAGAGCACGGTGTTGCTCTTTAGTTATGTAGGTATGCATGTCTCTAATAGAGTAATTACTTAATACAGGATCGTCAAAGAACCATTGGCGACTCTTGTTAGTAGTTTGTATAACAATATAGTCGCCTTCTTCAGTCTGATTCAAGTGTTCAGACAACCGATGAAAAATATAATCGTTGCCAACTCCAGGCATTGCAAAATTCATACTGGATTCTACACCTAATCGTCTTGCTAGTTGTAACGGCCATGAATCAAACTTTGAATCAATCGGAAGCGGCATCGAAAAGCTATCACCAAAAATCCAAAGTTTTGCCATTAGTTTGCAACCTTGATTAGTTTGTCGTATTCAGGCAAATACAAATATTCAATTTCGCTATTAGCCAGTGTGCGTAGTGCGTCGTCTAATGTTTCAACTAGCGGTTCTCCGCCAAGGTTAAAACTGGTGTTAAACAAAATAGGCATACCAGACTCTTTATAAAATTCATTAATCAAGTCATAGTAATGTTCGTTCTGTTCACGCTTAACAGTTTGTATACGACAAGTGCCATCCACGTGGATAACACTAGGGATCTTTTCAGCAACACCTGGTTGGCAGTTCATAGCATACATCATGTGTGGGCTTTCTTCCAGGCCGCGCATATCAAACCAATCATGTGCATGTTCATGTAGAATACTACCAGCAAATGGACGGAAGTATTCACGGCGTTTTACACGATTGACATAATCTTTACCATCGAGATTAGTTGGATCAAATAGCAAACTACGATTACCTAATGCACGTGGGCCAGCTTCTGCGCCACCTTGGAACATAGCTACTATATTTTTCTTGCGTAGTAATGCTACGATGTCTTGCTTTGTAACTTCTTCAACACTATCAGCGCCATACTTGTCAGCAGTAGCTTGAATATAGTCGTTGCTATAACAGTACTTAGGACCTAAATATAGACTTTCTGCGTATGTACGTACTCGCTTATCTTTAGTAATTTGATAATGTAGTGCTAATGCGGCTCCGATACAAGTGCCAGCATCGCTACTAATAGGTTCAACATAAATGTTAATACCTTCATCTTTTAATGCATCAAGATAATGATAGTTAGCAACACAGTTTAATCCATAACCGCCACAAATAACAACATTAGTCTGTCCAGACATTGCAACTGCCTTACGAATTAAGTCAACAACCATATCCTGACTTTGTGTTTGTACTGCATAAGCCATATCTCTACGATTTTGAAGTAGTGTTACATCTTTATTATAACCTTCTGGCGTACCTAATTCTGCATACCTGCCTTCGTTAATTACTGCACCGTTGGGATATGTTGGAACAACAATATTTCTATCAGTTGTTTTCCATTTAGCTTTGCCGTCGATGTCTGAATATAACTTAGGAATATTGTCGTTAGGCTTGCCGTAAGGAAACAAGCCCATAGTCTTACCAGCTTCGATTGGTTGCCAACCGCAATAGCGTGTGACAGCCTCGTATGCTTTAACAATACCAGCAGTATCATCGATGATACATTCGTGTGTACCGTATTCTCCGTTGATGGCTTTTGAATCCATTTCTGGAATGTGTGCTTGTATCCAAGGACCATTACCGCCAATGTGACGGTAAAGTGTTTTGAATTCTGCTGGGTAGCGGCATTCAAAAATGCTTTCTAGTTCCCATGCTGTTTGCGAACGATTGTCAATATTCAGTTGCAAAAATGTTCCAGCACCGTCCACAATAACTGCCACTGCTTCTTTGAAGCCAGAACGATAAAATGCTAACGATGCATGTAGTTTATGATGTTGCTGGCTGTAGTCAATAACTTGCGGATGATTATAAATGTCAATGCCCGGGCTTTGATCAATCAATCCTAACTTACGTGCAAGTCCAGTATAAACATCATCGCCGGTAAAATCTACTCTTGCCGCAGTTTCTTGTAAATCTTGGGTGTGTGCAATTACAAGATAATCAATCTTATCTGTATATTCTTTAATCTTGACCATAGCCGCAAATGGGCCGCCGTCATATTTGTGTCTACTAAAGCGTTCTTCTTCACTGGAAAATACAATCTCTCCATCCTTTAATAAGCAGACACCCGAATTGTGTCCCCGTGTAATACCTGCGATCCAAAGACTCATATTATTTTCCTGTATTGTATGTAGGTAGTGTGCTAGTACCTGGTATTAAACTAGGTTTACCTTGTACTACTTTGCCCTGTGCTGGCATTTGTTGTACTTGTGCATTTGCTCTAGTAGATTTGCCAATACGTTTACGTACTGATTCTAAAACTTCATTAAGCTGTTTAGCAGACATTTCCATAGTTTCATCATTTAGGCGATCACGTTCTTCATCCATAGCCAATCTGATTGGACTATACACACGCTTGCCTTCGCCTATGTCAATTATATCAAAGTCTGGATCATTTGGATATGAGATGTTAACTGGGTAGGTACTGCCTGTAACGACTGTTGCTGTCTTTCCTAAACCTTTAACAATATGTTGTCCCACACTGTCGCAACCGATGAAATGATCTGCTACTTGAATTACTCCGGCCCATACACGTAGATTAGGAATCTGCGGTTGGCCAACAGGATATTTGCCAGCATCACTATCCATTAGTTTTAATGGCACTTCACTCATGATGATTACAGCATATTCTTTTTTAAGCGCATCGATGATATCAATTACATTATTCAATTGGAAACTGCGAGAAGTTTTATCAATAATAAATTCGCCTACGGTTTCTACACTACGTCCAAATGGTTGAATTACAACTGCTTTATCAAAGCCTGTTACTTTTTTAATTTCTTCTACTACGTTTGCACCCTGTACCATTTCTAATTTATCAATATAAATTTTAGGACTCGATAGGTCTCTCACACCTTTATTATTAATCTCAATATCAAACGCTTGGATTAAGCTACACTTTTGATTATAATATTCCCAAGTTCTATAAGGCTCGGGTGTAATACAGTTTCTATCTTTTAAGAAATGTTCAAACAGTCCTTTGTGATTTACTTCATACGCTCTGTTATGTAGTGTTGGATGACCTTTATAGAAGTCCATTCCGCCTTCGCAAACAATAATAAAGTCATCGTTTGGATTTTCTTTTTCATACATTTCAAATGCTGGGAGAGAACAAATTACTCGTCCTGCGCCGCCGTTGATGAAAAATGCTGTAGATCTGGTCATGTGCTTGCCCTATATAGTGTGAGATATTTATAGCTAGTATAGCACAGTCAAAAAAAAAGCACAACCGAAATTGTGCTTTTTTTGTCAACTCTTATATTAAAGGAGTTTTGGTAATGACCCTAATGGAGGTTTGACGTCATCTGGGCTGAACGGGAACATCTTAAGTGCAATCCAAGGCGGATTGGCCGCTAATGCAGTTGGCAAGTCGCGAAGTAGTTGGCGGTATGCTAACCATTCCTCTTGCATTGCTTGTGGCATATCAGCACTGATTCTGCCGTCGGTTTTTGCTAATTCTGCGTCACGTTTTCTACGAACATAACTCCAATCAGGCATCTCTGTCAGTGAACCGCCAAACAAACTATCAACTACAGTAAAAACTGGAATGACTAATTCTCCAGTTTCCATATTTTTGTATGTACCCATCTTATTATAGATGTTACGTGGAAGAATTGGTGTTTGAACTGTTGGGCTCGGGTATCCATCGACTGGAATACAGTCAGGGTGTATGTCGTCATCTGTATGATCTTCTTCGGCTTCATCTATAATAGGAGCACGTAGTTGACAGAAAAGTGGATTTTCAATACAGTCCACTTCGTGATAATGACAGCCTAAAGGTAATGGGCGGCCATCAGCTTTTTCTTCGGCAGTAATCGGACCCATGTGCTCGATACCTGTAGCATCTTCAATGATAAGATAAATCTTATCCGGGCCGTCATATGTTGTTGTTCGTGTCTTACCTTCAGAAAAACTGTGGTCTGACTGGAAACTATTTGGTAGAGCATAATCGTATTCTACTGAAATCATTGGCATTGTATTTCTCCTAATCCTGATAATTTATTTTAATAATATGTGATCTTAACCACACCAGATCCGCCTGTGCCACCTTGGCCGCAACAGCTTGATCCACAATAAGTTGTTTTTGCACCCATGCCCCCTGCTCCGTAAGGAACAGTCCAGCAACCGCAACGCATCCAGCATTCAGCAAGATTCTGGTCTGCTCGGCCAGTATTTAAGCCAATGGCGCTATTTGAGTTGCCAATACGTTTCCAGCAGTGACAAGCATCGCCTGGATATGTATATGGACCACCGGCAATCCATGCTGGCATGTGGTTAAAGTTAGCAAAGTGTCCGCCGTTTTGACCAGCTACATAACATGCATCCATGTATGAGAAGCAAGAATCTGTCCAAGAACCGTTTGATTGTCCGAAACCGCCTCCACAAGCGCAGAAATTACTTATGTTATATCCATTGACATAACTTGTACATCCGTTACATGCGGTACATTCAATTGATAAACAACGATAAACACCGCCGGCACATGCAGTATAAACACATCCTGGTTCTGAGCAGATTGTTACCGTATTCATTGTTCCGCCGCCTGCGCCCATGTAATGTTGACATCTGTCACATGAGCAAGCTCCGTGCCCGTTGCCTCCAGCACCCCATATTTCAAATTTTACAATTTTAGTATTTGCTGGTACAGTCCAAGCACAGCAACATCCAGCCGTACATTGTCCTGGGTCTCCGTAAACCCACTGAGTAGCATAAGTACATCTTACGCCCGATGCTAGCTGATCATTACATATAGCATTAGTATCAATGTTAACTGATGTAATTCTGCCTGCTCGATAACTTGTATAGCTTGCCATTCTTTATCCTATTTTTAGAAATATGTTATTCTAACTAAACCAGATCCGCCAGTTGCGCCCTGTCCACAACAGTTCGATCCACAATAAGTTGTCATAGCACCTTGGCCACCGTGTCCGTACGGGCTTGTCCAACAACCGCAACGCATCCAACATTCACGTAATTGTTGATTACTAGTAGTGCCAATAATTGGAGCTGTTCCTGGGAACGATTCTTGATTATGACAGTGACAGAATACGTTTGCTCCAGTAAATGCTGGACGCATTGGAACTAAATTAAAGTCAGATCCGTTGTCAGTTGGTGCGCGGCAATATGCGTTTTCTGAATTACAATATGTATTCCAGTCAGCGTTGGCGCATCCTGATTGACCGCCACACGCACAGAAATTACTTAAATTGCATCCGTTAACATAACTTGTACATCCGTTACATGCTACACATTCAATGTGATTGCATCGATAAACTCCGGCAGCACAAGCTGAATATGTCCATCCTTGACAAACTGGCACAGTTTTGATTGCATATCCGCCGCCTTGAGCACCTTGATAATGCTGACATCTGTTGTTAACACATGATCCATGGCCGTTGCCACCAGCACCCCATATTTCAAAAGTTGCCTTTTGTACATAGTTAGGTACTGTCCATGCACAACAACATCCTGGGGTACAATTGCCAGGGTCACCATAAACCCACAACACACCAAAATTCTTTGCAGTATCGGGATGGAAATTTGTATCCGTTAACGATCCGTCTGCGATTTCTTCAGTTGTAAGTGCTCTATAACTTGAATACGTTGCCATTCTTTATCCTAATTTACATGTATGTAATTTTAACTATGCCACTGCCGCCTGTACCGCCTTGGCCGCAACATCCTGATCCGCAATATGCAGACATACCACCTTGAGCACCATGGCCGTAAGGTACTGTCCAACAGGCGCAACGTGACCAGCAAACTTGCATGTGTTGTTCAACTTGTCCACCTAAGAACGGAGCCGCAGTAGGTTGTGTAAATTGACACTGACAGTGACAGTTAAACGGGCCTGACCAAGCACCAATGTGATTACCCATTCCAAAGTCGCCACCGTTTGATACCGGGCCAAGACAACAAGACCATTCACTAAAACATGGGTTAGCCCAGTCAGTATTAGCAATACCTGTTCTTCCGCCAATTGCACAGAAGTTACTTAAATTATATCCATTGACATAACTTGTACATCCGTTACATCCAGTACATTCATTTGATAAACAACGAAAAGTTCCGCCAGCACACACTGTATATTGGCAACCTTCCGTTGTTGAAATCATTTTAGTATTATAATATCCGCCGCCAGCGCCTACATAGTGATGACATCTGTCGCATGAACAAAATCCATGGCCATTGCCGCCAGCACCCCATGCTTCCCAGAATACTCTGCGCACTCCAGTTGGAGCTGTCCATAGACAACAGCAACCAGGTGTACACTGACCAGGATCACCGTAAATCCACTTAGTGCAAAAGCAATGACGTGCATCATTACTTAATTTTGCATTCGTGACGGTACCTGTTGGAATCTGGTCTCTAGGTACTTGTCTGTAACTTGAATAATTTGCCATAGTATTCCAATAAATCTCTTAGATAGAGAAGATTCTCCAACCGTATGTGTTGTCATAGAACACTAATTCAAAGGCCGCGCCGTTTGTATTAACTGTTAAGTCAGCGGCATCGCCTTGAATTGGTTTGCCGTTACGTGATACTGTTAAGTTACGTGCTGAGAATGTTCTCGCCAAGTCAAAGAAACGAACAGCATCGCCTTTAACTGGGCTACCCGGTAATGTAATTGTTACTGCTGATGAACTTGTACTTACCCAACATTGGTCAAATGCGGCTGCAGAATAGCTGGTGTTGATAACATCAACTTGTTTATACAAGCCTGGTGATTGCCAAGCAGAACCAGTATATACTTCAACAATGTTTCTGTCAGTGTTATAACGCATCATACCTGTTGCGCCGCTTGGACGTTGTGCGTCCGTACCTTTTGGTAACACCAAATGGCTAGTTGAACTAAACGTTGCTATGCCTGTTACACCCAATGTACCAGCTACTGATGTATCACCAGTAGTAGCAGTTACACTAAACTTATTTGTATTAACAGTAAAGTCACCTGTTACACCAAGTGTACTAGAAAACGTACCAGTTGTTGCTGTAAATGCTGAACCATCATCTTGTACTGTTAAGTAATTTGCACCAGTTGAAATAACCTGAAGCACAGTATTTGGTTTCAAAACAATCGTTGCTGATCCGCTTGAACCAGGGCCAACAAACGCACCAACCGGAGTACTTAATGTAATATCCGCTGAGTTGTTATTGAAAAAAGTTTGTGTTGCACCTGTGTACAATACAGGACTAGCAATCGTTACGGTGTAAGATGTCGAGCCTGTAAAGGTTGTAAGTAAT